ACCTTGGTCTTCATGCGGGTGTTGGCAACTTGTGCAGCTATCTGGGCATCAACCCATTCTGTGCGCACCCTGACAGCAGTGGCCGAGCCCATGGCTGCGAGCGTTTCCTCTTCCTTGTTGGCGTGCGTGATCAGGACCCTCGCCAAATTGTTGATGCCGTGCATGAGGAGTGTGTCGACATCCTCCCCGCCATTGGCAATCAACATGTCCACTTCCTGCTGCGAGTACACCTTCAAACCCGGTGTTTCTTCTTCGTCCTTACTCATGCTGTTCCATCGATGGCGTAGATTCCCGCCTTCTTGTTCTGCCCCCTCCCAGTAGATGGCGTGTCTGGCGCCAGCTTCTGGTTGAGGGTGCTGCCATTATTCGACGTCTTGTCAGTGGCCGCCTGCTCGCTTGTCTGCTTGAACATCGTGCCGCTCAGTGGCTTCATCCCGGCAGGCGCCAAGGAGCCCGTCAACTGCAGACACGCCTCATCATCCGAGATCATACCCAGCGACAGGCGCTCCAGGACAATCATCTGTTCCGTCTGCTTGAACGAAGCCAGTTCAGCGTCTGGGCGCAGGTCGATGGGGGCGAACGTGAACTCCACCACGACATCCAGGCCGAATAGGCGCGCAGCCAGGGTCAGGGCACGGCTCCAGAATTCCTCGAGCGGCGCCTTGATTGCACCCGTACAGGAGCGGATGAACAGCATGATCTCGGCCGAGGCGATGTTCGAACTGCCGCTGGCGTAACCAAGAACAGTGCCGTTCGTCTTCGAGCCAGTACTCAAGCGAGCATTGCTCATCTCCTGCAGCACGGTGTACTCGTCGGCCAGGCCCGCGTTGCTCGGGTTCTCCACCTCAAAGCCGATGCTCGACAAGTAGACCAGGGCATCCTCAGGCTTCAGAGAATTGACCTTCTGCTCGACTGCGGCGATGACAGCATTCAACTCCTCAGTCGCTTTCACCTTGTCCATCTGCGCTTCCTGGGACAGGTTCTTGCGCAGCATCTCTTCGTCGATGCGGATCTTCTGGCGGGGGTGGATCACCTTGCCCACGATCCGCGTGATGTCGTTGGCAAACGACTCGCTGTTGATCACTGGCTTGATCGCGCTTTCGATCGGGCTGCTCGAGTAGGGGTCGAGCAGGCTCTGGTCGAGTGTCACGTAGAAGAAGGTCGAGATATCGAGCGGGATCTTCGCCGAACCCACGTACTGCCATGGCACCAGCGTCTTGTCGGATGCCGCAACGAACTTGATCTGTGTTGTGCTGACAGGCTGGATGCGCGCTGGCTGCCTAGCCTTGTTCAGGACCATCTCTCCACAACAAGAGCCGTACTGGATCAGCTCCTTGGCGAGCGACTCCGACGTGGCGCGCACCGACTGCGGTCCGGTGAACCCGTCAGTGGCATAGTCCGGGAGCAGGTTCAACCGGGTCAGCAGTTGCTGCGTGAGCATTGTCGCTTCGCGGTTGAACGTGCCGTCCGGGTTCTTAGCCACCGCCGTGTACTTCTGCGGGATACCCAACCGGATATAGGCCCACACCGCAGCCGACAGCTCTGGTGATGCGACCACGAAGTCGCGGATGATCGTGCGTGTGTCAGCTCCATTGCGGAGCGTCGTCGTGTCAGCGCTAGCGAGCCGGCGATCTTCCAGCGGCAGGACCGCTGTCGATGGGGTGGTCGTCTTCAGATAGCTTGGGAACGTCATCGAGCCCGGGCGCACCTTTGGCGGGGCGACGGGTTGAAGCTGCGTAGCAGCGGACAGGTCCAGGAATCTGGTTATGCTTTCGACATCATCGAACATTCGGGGCGCCTTACGGTTCCCCGAATGTTACGCTATCGTCAACAACTTAGCAATAGTCCATGGCTATAGAAGTGCACACTACACAGTCGCTGGTAACAACCCCGTATACTGCATACTGGACGTGGAAATGACCTCTTTCCGGGGCTTCACCGAGAAGCTCCCGACCAATGGCAGGACACCTCCGCCTGCCCCCGAGTAGGTGCCGACCACGTGCTTGGCCAAAAATGCGTACTTCAGAGCGAAGAAGTAGTGGTCATTCCCCTCTTCGGACTTCAACCATTTGAACTCCATCACCTGCGAGCGCATGTTCCAATCCTTAACCCTGCGCATCGAAGTGCAGTGCTCAATGAACTCATCGTCCTGGCGGCACGTCCACTTGGAGAACTGGCCCGATCGGATGAACTCCATCAGGGCATCGAAGGTCCTGTCCCTTGCTACGTTGATCTGCTTGATGAACTGCTCACCAACTGTCCTATCCTCTTCCTGCTGCTTGACCGTGAATAGGTGCGTGCCCTTGGTCCCCGTGTAGACGCATGCCCACAGGTTGTTGTCGATCGCCTGCAGGGCCATGACCGTGTCCGTGTAGGGAAGGGAGTCGACCACCGACACCCTGACTCGGTACTCGATGCGCAACTCGGCGTAGCGCGTCTTGACCTGAATCAGCGGCACCTTTTCGACGTGCACCACTTGCATTGCCCCGTCCGATGCCACGCTGGCTACCACGATGTGGCAGGTCTTGCCCATGTCCAGGCCCATCACATGAGATACCCCGCCTTCCAGCCGGTTCTGGATGATGCACCCCCTCAACTCCATCTCGCCGAGTATCGCCTCCTTCGTGTGGTGGGCCTTGCCCAGGTTGAAGTTGATGAACTCCCCGATGTTGTGGTACTTGGTCGATGCCTCAACCAGGTAGCCCGGGCTGATGAACTTCGGCACATCGAAGGGGGATACCTGGGTGCCTTTGGCGACATGGTTCTCGCCCGGGTTCTGGCACACCCACTCGCGATGCTCGTTGCTCAGGTCCGGGTGCCCCCCACACATCGGACACTCCACGAACGCCTTCGTGTAGTCTATCGTGTGCAGGTTCTTCTTGTGGATGTCAGTCAACTCCCCGGTGTAGCCCGGTATCCTGACATGCTCATAGTAGTCTGGGATGAAGTAGTGACCACAGTGGTTGCACTTCGTGAAGTTGAAATACCTGTTCGTGTTGACGAACATGGCGTCGATACCGTGCCCAGGAAGGGTTGGTGTCGACAGGTGCATCTTGATCTTGTAGGGCGAGTTGGTCAGGCGCGACTGGTACTGGCTCATCACGAGCGCATCACTGAAGTCTACCTCGTCGTGGATGAGGGCGTCGGCCGGGATCGAGATTGGCGCGTTCGTCGACGCCGCCCCGTTCATGTAGAGGAAGCTGCCGTTGCTGAACCCCTTGACGTCGACGCTGTCGGCATCCGTGATCATACTGTGCAGGAACCTCGACTCCCTAATTACCGGGTTCGCTCGAGTCTTCATGATCGTCATCGCCAGCTTCGCCGTCGGCAAGGTGTAAATGACCGTGAAGTCCCTGATCATGCCACAGAGCCCCAGTGCCTTCCTTATCGCCACCTCACTGATTCCGATCTGCGACGGCTTGATGATCACCGACTCGCGTGTGTCACTGTCCAGGATGTGCTTCTGGTATTCCCGGTTCTTGTAGCTATACGGCTTGCCCCTGATCGACGTGTTCTCCGAGATCCAGCGCGAGACCTCGGTCAGGGCCGTGGCCTGTGACGCACCCGCCTTGATACGCTCCATCACCGAGCGCCACAGCTTCTTGTCCAGGGTGCTCATTGTGTCAAAATTCTAGTACACTGCACACCCATCACACCAAACCCGCCTGTGCAGCCCTGGCCTCGCACTCCTCATAGAAGGCATCCCTCACCTCCTTAGGCAAGGTCTTTATCGAGTCGATCAAGACCGCTTCGACCGCCTGCATTGTCCTGTCCCTCATCAGGTCGTCCTGCATCTTCTTCATCTGGGCCAGGATGGCCACCAGTGAGTTGGCCAATTGCGCCTTCTGGTTTGCCTGCACCTCAGGGTCAGTCAGGACATCGTCATACAACTTCTTGGATTTGCGGTACTGGTTGACCAACTCCTCCTGCAGGTCGATGCTCGCCACCGTATCCTCTGGGAGCAGCACGTTGATCGCGTCTCGAAGGTCCCTTAGCTCATCCTCGCTCATTCCAAGCAGTGTCTCGGCCGGTGAGTCGCCTTTACGCATCATGGTCTGGATGCTGGCCAACTTCTCGCGGTTGATCATCTCCACTCTCCGACGACGACTCGTTTGAGGCCCACCATCTCTCTGGCGGATAGCTCCTTGTCAAAGCCATACCTGTCAAGGTCCGTGCCCGTGAAGTGTGGGTTCTCTTGGTACTTACCAACGAGTCTTACCTCCCCCTGGTTCCAGCCTAACAGGCTGCGCCTGTCAACAGCAACACGCCATCGCGTAGCCGCCTCGGCCGGCGCGTGCGCATTGATGTACTCAAAGGCTTCTTGAGCCGTCTCCCCAAACACCAGAACCTTCTGACCTGTCATTTCAGTTTCCTTTTCCTGTCCATCATGGCAATAAGCAACTCCGCGGCTGCCACCTGGTGCGTCATTGGTAATTCCATCAGTTGCTCGAAGGTCACACCAATTGGGCGCAGGTCACCGGTAAACAAGGTGCGCAAGATGCCCGTGTCATCCCATCGACTGACAGCGATGTCCTCCAACGAACCATCGCAGAGCAAAACACCCACCAAAATGCGCTTTAGTTGTAAATCGCTCCAATTGCGCTGTGTTTCTGGGTATTTCGCGGTTTTTACCATGTAAAGGCGTGAGTTCTCGGCGAATTCAAGCCATTTTGTACTGTAATTGGGTAGTTTGTGCTCGATCTCAGCAGCCAGGGCCTCGCGAAACGATGGTGGCCACGGTGACAACTCCATCATCTTTACCGGCGACAGCTTCTCGATCGCTCTGAACAGGGTGCGCTCCGACATTCCATGCTTCTCAGCCGCCTCATGGACCGTGAGATGGCCGGCGATACACTTCAGGGCCACCTCATGGTTCAGTGCCTTGCGGGTTCCGATCGTCGGAAATGGCCGCGTGCGCTGTGTCGGCCCGGGCGCGTAGCCGTACTTGCGCCGGATCCCGTGCAAGGTGTACTTCGCCACCTTGAGGCGGGCAGCGGCCTCGTCCAGGCTGATGCGTTTCTCCCGCAATTGTTCGAGCGTCGTGAACAAGGTTGGTAGCTCGTCACCCCAGTGGATCAGGATCAACTTCAAGCTGATCTCGGACTGGCCAGTTTCGGCCACGGCCTCGTCCAGGGTCTTCGTCCCGCGATAGACGTCCTGCAATACGTGCAGGGTGCCACGTGGCTTGATCTTGAAGGTGGCCTCGTTCGACTCTTCACTGCCCGTCAGCGGGAGCATGTCCCTGATCCCGACGTCATAGAAGTTCGCGACCTTGACTATGTGCCTGCCAGGGATTCTGTTCACGTTGATCCATCGGTAGATGGCGTTGTTCGTGAGCCCGAGGTGGTGAGCAAGCGCTGTCACTGACGTGACCAGGGTTCGGACACTTGTCAGGTCCGCGCTATCCTCTTGTGCTACTTCCTCCATCGCATACCTCTGTCGGGTCAATTTCCGACAGAGTGTATGGGTTGACGGCTAACTTGTCAATTACTTGTTGGAGTGTGTGTTGTTAGTGGTGCCTTCCACGCTTCCTGGTTGATGTGCAGACTATTCCATGTCAGCGTCGTCCATGATCTTCCTGTATTTCTTCCTTAGTTCCTTGGGTACGCCGGTGTGCCTCATCACCATGGCCTGCTCCCTTTCTGCGATGGCGCGCTCCCGCCCCACTCTCGTCTCATCCTTCTCGAAGACGTGCTCACCTGCCGCTATGGCTGCCTTCAGCTTCCCAACGGTGTCATTCACTGCCTGCCTGACGACCTCATCGACAGAGACCCCCGCTCGCGTGGCGATGTCCTTCAACTGCTGCTCGTCGCTTTCTGGGATGTTGATGCTTGACGATACCGACTCGCCCTTGTCCTCAACCTCAAATTCCCCAACAAGCACTCTTGCTATGGCTTGGCGGATGAGATGGCCCATCGTCGTGTCGTTGTCAAGGGCGTAGTGGCGCATGAACCTGTGGTCACCCTTGTATAGCCTCACCTTCATCATCATCTGTATTCTTCACTCCTATTCTTCAAATGGGCCACCACAACTGCCCTTAGCGCGCTATCAAGCGTGTGACCTGCACTTGAGGCGTACACCCTGAACTCTGAGATGATGTTGTCATCACACACGAAACTGGTCTCCTTGCTGGCCTTCTCAGCTGGCTGTAATTGCGTGGTGCCATTAACACAGTCGGTGATCAGTGTTGTGAGCTTGGCCGACAGTGTCGTCCTTTCCGCCTTGGCCAACTCGGTGATCGCTGCATGGGCCGCCTGTGACAACCTCAACCGTACAGTATTGGCCATTGTACTCCACTTTTGTGCTAGATATTCTTGATGGTACCACGGAACCTGCTGGTATGGGTGTTGTTAGCACAGATGTGTGCTATTGGAAGTTTCAAATTGTGTGGGATATTTTTGAGGGAGTTGGTGGGCCCCGGCCCTGGTCCCGGCCCAGAAAGGCTAGCCCGTCTGGATCGGCTTCTCGAATGAGAATCATATCGTGGTGTAGATTGTGAGAGCTGGCCAGGACCAGGACCAGGACCAGGACCAGGACCAGGACCAGGACCAGGACCAGGACCAGGACCAGGACCAGGACCAGG